ACGAGTCGGTCGATGTTCAATGAGAGTGTCATTTAGGGGATAACTCCTTGAGGGTCCACGACCCACGGTTCGGACAGCGTTTCAGAGTAGATCGTGCCTTGCGCGGCAAGGAAGGACAGGATCGGGTAACTGCGGACGATCTGTCTCCGCAGGGTCATGGTGATATCTGCTCGGTCCACAAAGCGGTCGTTCACAAGTTCGGGGGCGTGGATGATGTCGCCGAATCCAACGACAGCCGCCCCCACCGAGAACAGCACGTCGTTGTTCTGTGAGATCGCCATCCCGTCGCGGAGATACGATGCGTTGGCCTGGCAGTTTGGGCCGTAGAACGTGCAGAGGATCTCCACCTCTTCGTTGCGCGTCATTGACTCGAACGTGCCGATGTCGTTCTCGATAGTGTACGGGTCGAAGTCGCCGCGCTGCACCATGATGGCGAACGCTCCCCAGTTGGTTTCAAGCGGGAGGACCGGGGCTGGCGTAGGTTGCCACGCCTGGCGGACACGGTCGGCAGCGAGGCCCGTCACGCCTTGGATCACGCCGTGGATCAGTTGCCTGAGCGCCTGATCTTCAGTGACAACAGGCGTCGGGTTGGGCGTCAGGTAGCCCCCTGTCGCGCTGGTGTTAGCCATTGGTGATCTGCTCCAGCACGCACAAGACCTTCGTGAATCCCTGTCCCCAGTTGTTCCAGTCGCCGACGATGTCCTGCACCGTGTAGCGGCGACCCTTCCAGATGATCACGTCGGAGTATCCGTTGATGCGCTCGACCGAGAGTTCGCCGCGATAGTACACGGTGATGATGTCGGAGAGAGTCGCTCCAGTCGGTGCCAGCACCAGGTCATCGGTGTCGCCAGATTGAACGACACCAGTCACGACCGCGCTGCTCGTCACCGACAGGACTGTCTCGCCGAGCGAGTTCACAGACACGCCGCGCTTGACCAACGTGAAGTTGTCGGTGAAGTCGGGATCGGTGAGCATGAAACTGGTGTCGATCAGCGCCACGTCACTTCCCCTTCTTCACGACGTAGGTTATCGAGTTGAGCAGCGACCCGGTACGGATGAGCGCCCGCGTTCCCTTGACCTTGGCCCGCTTGCGCGCGGCCAGGGTGACTGGCGAGAGAGGCGCGAACGGCGTTGCCGGATCTCCTGCGGTTCCCTGCGACGTGATGGTTTTCTTCGCAGAGTCTCGCGCGATTGCCCCGGCAGCTTCCAGGCCCTTCTCAAGCTGAGACGGGTCGGTCATCGACTTCGCCCCGTATACCTTCAGCGCCTTGAGCGCACGAGGGAGCGACGCACGAACGCCCGGCACAAGGAACGGGCGCGCCGGGATGTTCGCCTTTGGCGCGCCGTGTTCGTGGATGAAACCGAGATAAGCGTTGCCGACAGGCCCGTCCTTGCGCGCCGCGCCAGTAGAAGGAAAGCCGATCAGCACACGTTCGTCGGCCATCCTCTGGATGTTCCTGAGAACGAATGCGCTGATGTCCTTGGTGACCTTGACGCTGCTCGCGCTCATAGCTGCACGCAGCCTGCGCCGAACAGGCGCGCCAGCGTTAGGTACTGGCGACCGTAGGTTGTCGCGTTCCACTGCCCGGCATCGTCGCCCATCGTCCCGATGGACGCATCATAGGCGACGCTCACGTCGCCGACCGACTTGCTAGAGACAACGCCTCCGACGCTGCCAGGCGCGCCACCGTTCATCGAGGCGGATACGTTCATCGCTGCCGTGGTGAGGAAGTGCGCGGTGCCGAGTTCGACGGCGAAAGCGTAACTGTCGCCGTAAATGTCCACGCTCGTGATCCGCTCGACCTGGGCCGACCAGGCCGCAATCATCGCAGCCGGATACCGCGCAGCATCAGAAAACTCTGTGAAGTTTTGCCGAAACTGCGCGGTGTCCATGTTCTTCTCCTGGCCTTTCTGGCCCTCCAACTACAGTGATACGATCAGGCGTTGTCGCGATACAGGATCGTCTCAGGGTAGATCGCCTCGACCTCGCCCATGCCCCAGATGTACGGCGCGGTGAACCGGATGCTCTGGTAGTATGCCGTTTCACGGCGGATCGGCACCAGCGGGAAGCGAACGTAGTTCGCAGCGTTGGTGTAGTAACACGTCCGGTTGATCGAGCCGCCTGCGCCCGCGTTGGTCAACCACTTGTTCGCCTCGATGCGAAGAGGCTTCCCGTTGACCGACATCGCGAGGCTGTTGGCCTTGAGGTATTCGAGAATCGACACGTTGCCAGCAGTGCTGACCTTCGATCCCGTGAGGATCGCGAACTGAGCCGGGGGGATCAGCAGCGAGTCGGGGCAGACGGCATAGCCCGAAGCCGCCCATGCGGTGTTCAGACTAGCGTTCACGTCGGTAAGGATCGCGTCGGGAGTCGCGCCCGCCCAGACCGCGCCATAGGCCGCACCGACCGTGACGCTGGCGTTGTTGAACAACCCCTTCGCGGACACGTCTGCGTCGCCCATGTAGACCATCTCGTCGATGAACATCTGGTAAAGGCTGTTCAGCGAGTTGAGTTTCTGCGTGTCGATGGGCACGCCCGTGAGTTGCGAGCGTTCCAGATCGACGCTCGTGTAGCTGATCTCCTGACCGAGCAGGCGAACGGGCTGCACGACGCGCTCCGAGTCCACGCTGACGCTCGGCAGGGTCGTGGTGTTGGGATTCATCCACGGCTTGCCGCCGCCAGCGGTCGCGCCAGCGGCGTTGCTGCCGACGCTACGGGTTCCCGTCAGGCCGAACGTGTTGCGCGTGAAGGACGCCGACTCGTTCGCCATCGACACGTCGGTGCGAAGCGCGATGTCACGCGACCAGGTCACGTTCATCAGCGGCTGGTGCAGAGTCGGATCGAAGGCATCCAACTGGTTGATGAAGAATGCGAGGGTGGAATCTTGGGTTTTCATCGTCTCATGTCTCCTTGATGCCCCTCGCTTAGAGGTAGCTGACCTCAGTGCAGTTGTTGGCGTCCTTGCCGTTCACGGCGCAAACGAGCCGGGGGATCACGAGGTTCGCCGCATCGACCACCAATCCGAAGTCGCCGACAGCCTTTCCACCACCCGCAGTGATGCAGATCGCGACAGGCAGTCCCTTGATGGGAGTGCCCACGGGCATGGTCACGTTGATGTATCCGGTTTTCATCACGCCGACAGGGGATGTCGGTTCCGGCACGCCAGGACCGAAAGCCTGCGCGGTACTGCCCGCCCTGGAGGGAGCTTCGCGAACGACGATCCCGGCGAATGCCGTCGCCACGTCCGTACCAGCCCACGCCTGCACGAGTCCGGTCGTTGCCGAGACTTTGCACGGCGCGCCGTACAGGAGCGGCGGCAGAGCGGTGTCGATGATGCCCGATTCGACAACAGTAGAATCGGGACGGGTGATGCTGCCAGCAACGCCTGCTTGAGCGCGGAAGGTGATTGCAGTTGCCATTGTTTTTACCTCATTCCTTGCCGCGTTGCGGCGTGTTTATCGGACCTTGATCAGAGAAGAGCGGCACGTCAGTTCCTTTGAGCCGCCCAAAAGGCTGCGTTCTTTTCGTTGAGCGCCTGCGGCGTCATCGGCCCAGCCTGGAGCGTCGGCAGTTGGTCGAACGCCACGCGCGACGCGCGGGAGATCGAATCGCGACGCGCCTGCTTGACCAGGGTAGACGCGATCAGGAACAGCGTGTCGGTGTCGGCGCTGGCGATATCCTCGCCGTCGAGGATCGAGTCGATGACCTTGCGCCCGTCGCTGGTGGCGTAGCAGACGGCGAGCGCCGCCGCCTTGACGCCGGGTTCCTTCGCGATGCCAGGCGCGAGGATCTCGGCGCGGCTGATCGTGTCGGCGTCGGGCTGCATCTGATCGGTCGTGGTGTGATCAACCACCGCCGTGGCGGCGTCGATCACGACATCGGGTTCGGGGGGATCGGTGAGTTCCGGTTCGGCGTCAGACATCATGCCGTCGCCTTCGGTCGCCGCCTCTGCCGTTTCCTGCGCCGCCATGCCGCCGAGCAGCGCGAGGATGGCGTCGATCTTGGCGCACATCAGCGCCATCGGGTCGGCGTCGGTGGTCGGGGCGGTCGCTGTATCGGCGCTGGCCGTGGCGATCCCGGTGGTCAGGTAGGCGAGCGATGGGCTGGTGGCAGCGACCGTCCCGCCAAGGCCGGAAGCCTCGACCGGAGCCGCCGCCGCAGGGGCAACGTCAGCCTCATCGATGGCGCGACCGAGCGCGGCGAACAGCTTCTCTTTGAAGGTGGACATGGCTGGTTCCTCCGGTTGGTGGGGTTTTGAGTCGATGCAGCATTCGCCGCCACAGCGGCCCTGCATCACGATTGCGAGGTGGTTGGCGCGAAGGACCGACTGCCGCCCGACGCCAGGGGCGTCGGTGGTGTATTCGGCATCGTAGCCGACGCTCAGTTCGCGGACGCCGCGACGCACGGCAGAGATCGCCGCCGAGTCGGTCAGGATGAAGTCGGCGACCACGAAGCCGCCGCTCGACGGGCGAGCCGCAAGCAGGGTGCCAACCGAGGCCGATGCGTGGTTGCCGATCCCCACAAAGTCGGGGGGATGCCCGAGGGTGATCGGCTTGCCGACCAGGCTGTCGAGGAAGGCTGGGTCGAAGAGGGCGTCGGCGTCGCGGCTGATCTGGATCGGCCCGCCGCCGGGGCGGGGTTCGACCGGGACTTCGGACGGGTTGTAAAGCTGGGTGCCCGTTCTGGCGATCCGCACGTCGCGGACCAGCAGGAAGCCTTCCGGCGTCTGGGTGGTGCGGTCAACGGTCGGGGCGCAGCGACAGGTCACTACCCGTGGATATGCCCCAATGGTGGACGGGATGCAAGCGGTAATACCACAACTGGTAGTGGTGCGCCGTTTGTCCAACCACAATATGTAGTGGTTGGCGACAAGACCTGGATCTTCCTATCGCCTGGGCCGCCTCTGGAAGATTGCCGAGACAACGGCGGCGCAGGTGGATCGCCCACGGGTTAGTCGAATAGTTGTCAAA